TGTTGCCGGAAAAGGACTAACCACACCGGGCGCTTATTCCGACAAGATTGAATTTGACAAGGCGCAGGAACGTTTGGCAAGGGCAGAGAAAAGATTTAAGGCGGCTGGTGGTTTTGCAGCACTTCCGACTGGTCGGCCACAGAACCTAACCTTTGGCGGCCCCGGTGCGGGCATGTCTCTTGACAGGCTCGGAAAGTCAAAAGACTCTAAAGCAAAAAAACTCGATACTTACGATAAAAGCCAACTTCGCTTCATCGAGCAAAAATTTGATGCTGAAAAGCAAATATTAGACCAGCAATTGCAGGCTAACTTGCTTTCACGAACAGCATATGACATTAAATTGGCTGATATTACGTTAGAAAGCAAAAGGGCCGAACTGGAAGAGCGCTTTCGCCTTGAATCAGCAAAAATCAATGCGGATAATTTAAGCGCGGCAGATAAGGCTCTTGCCCTTAAAGATCAAGAAATATTTTTACAAAATGCCTTGGTACAGGCGGAGAAGCAAAGAGATATTGCCATTAAGGGGGCCAAACTTGAACTCAGAAAGCCATTCGTTGATGCGCTTCGCGACGAAAACATGGAAATCAGCAAGCAAACTGCTTTGCTAGGCAACTTGGCGTATGGATATGATGCACTTGCTCCTGAGCAAGAAGCTAACTTTTTAATCCAAGAAAAAATCAGCTCGCTAAGGGCCGACGAACAAAGAGTTATTCAGGCAGACATTGATAACTTGAGAAAGCAATTGCAGCTTCGCATAGAAAATAATCGCGCAATCAAAGACCAACAGGCGCTCTTGGGGCTTCGTCAGCAATTAGCGCTTGCACAGGCTCCCAATGAAGATGCTGTGTTGCGACTGAGAATTGCGCAGCAATATCCCGAGGCGAAGGAAGCCACTCGCGAGGAAATGTTTAACGTCGAAAAGCAGTTACAAAAAGCCAACAAGATAAGAGAGGCTTTTAACGGCATTGCACAGTCGATAGGAGATTCGTTTGGCAACGCCTTTAAGAGCATCATTTCTGGATCAAGTAGTGTTTTGCAGGTAATGGCCAATTTCTTTCAAAGCATTGGGGATTATTTCGTAGATATGACAGCACGAATGATTAGCGAATGGTTGAAAGTACAAGTGTTTGAAGGGTTGATGAATCTGCTTCCAGGCTTTGGTAGCTTTGGCAAAGGGGCGAAAATTGGGCAGTCCGTTGCATTGCCCGCAGGTATAGGTATAGGTTCCGGTGGGGGTATTATTCAAAACAACATGGCCCAAGGTTTTGGTACGTTTGGCCCTAATTTTGGCATCCGTCAGTTCGCCAGTGGAGGCATTGTCACTGGCCCCACGCTGGGCCTTGTAGGCGAGGGTCGTTACAATGAGGCAATTATTCCCATGCCCAATGGCAAAAGCGTTCCAGTGGAGCTTGGCGGGGCCATGGGCAGTCCCATTACGAGCAACATCGTGGTCAACGTCAGCTCTGATGGCAAAACTTCTTCTTCTAACACTGGCTCCGATTCTGCCGGTCTTGGTCGCCGTCTTGAAGGCGCAGTGAAGCAAGTTATCGTGGATGAACTGCGTCCTGGTGGTCTTCTGTCGGGGAGGCGCTAAATTATGACCCAACCCACTTTTGCCATTGCTTGCGAATACGGTCTTACGGTTCAACGTGGTAATCGCACAAAGCGCGTACAATTTGGCGATGGTTATGAGCAAATCAGCCCCGAAGCGATTAACAATGACATTCGTTCTTACCAAATTGATACTGTTCCTATTTCGGACGAAGCAGCCATCGCCCTTGACGCTCAACTCTCAGCGCTGAATGGCGACTTCTTCTATTCACAATTCTTCATGGATGACCGCAAATATAAATACCGACTAGAACCAAATCAATGGCAATGGAGAACCATTGGTCCCAATAGTAATGTGTTTTCCTTTTCTGTAAGGAGGATATATGACCCTAGAAGCTGATGTGCAACAAGGGTGGCATGATGCCATTGTTGAACTGTTTGATCTTGATCTAGAGCCTATTACAGGAGATCCTCAGGACAAGTTCTATTTCACCACACAGTTGAAGCCAGACGAAGCAAAAATTGTCTGGCAAGGGCGCACTTACGAACCGTTGCCTATCCTGGCAGCAGGTTATGAACGCAGCACCACCGGGCAAGTTGCTCAGCCATCGCTCACGGTGGCAAATGTCCTAGGAACATTTACGCAGGTCATCAGCAGCCTTGATGACATGGTGGGTGCAAAAGTAACAAGGCGCCGCACTTTGGGCAAATATCTTGATGGAGAACCGCAAGCGGATCCCACTCAGGAATTCCCATTGGACATCTTTTTCATTGAACGCAAAACAGCAGAAAACGCGCTTACCATTTCTTGGCAACTTGCAAGCGTCTTAGACCTAGAAGGCTTGTCATTGCCACGTCGCATTATCACACAAAATTACTGTCAATGGAAATACAGAAGTAGCGAATGTGGCTATGTAGGAGGGCCAGTAGCGACAGTAAATGATACGCCCACGTCCAACCCAGATCTTGATATTTGCGGCAAAAGAGTGCAAAGTTGTCAGCTAAGATTTCCAAACCAATCTCTTCCTTTTGGGGGATTTCCTGGGGCAATTAGAGGAAGACAATGAGCTGGCAATCGCTGAAAAACGAGCTGAGAAGCTATGCACACTCAAAGCCTAATGAAGAGGTGTGTGGAATTATTGCAAAGGGCGAATTTTTTCCCTGCTCAAATATTCATTCTTTCCCATCGGAAAACTTTGGCATTTCTGCTGAAGACTACGCAAAAGCGGAGCGCCTGGGAATTGAGGCCATTTTTCATTCGCACACTGGCTTCAATAACAGATTTAGCAAGCATGATATTGCGTCATGCAAGACAATTAATTTGCCATGGGTGATGTATTGCATTGGCACTAATAGTTGGCATGAAATGGATCCCACCGGCAATGCGCCCTATTTGGAAAGGCCATGGATTTATGGTGTGTATGATTGCTATGGCCTGGTAAGGGATTATTTCAGAAAAGAATATGACATTACGCTTGATGACTATGAAAGAGAAAGTGAGTTTGAATGGAGAAGCAGCGAGTGGCGCATGTTTGAAAAGAACTTTGTTGGGCAAGGCTTTGTAGAAATTGACAAGCCTCAACGAGGGGATGTGTTGCTAATGCAGCTTCAGTCTGATTTTCCAAATCATGTGGGTATTATTCACGATCCCAGTAAGAATATCTTTTACCAGCATTTGCTAGATAGACTGTCTGAAGCCAATGTCTATGGTGGTTATTGGCGAAAATGTACAGTTAAAGTGTTGCGCCACAAGAGCCTGTTGTAATGAAACTGATTGAAGTGAAACTGTTGGGAGAATTGGGCCGTAAGTTTGGCCGTAAGTTTCGCTTCATGGCGTCATCGCCTCGTGATGTAATGTCAGCTCTTTGCAATCAATTGGAAGGCTTCAAGGAATACATGGCTTCAGCTCACGAGAAAGGCGTGGGCTTTCGACTTGTCAATGATAATGATGAAGGCATGGATTACGACAATCTGATCATGCCTTGTAATCGCCTGATTATTGCCCCCATCGTTACTGGTGGTGGTTCAGTGGGCCGCATTCTTTTGGGCGTAGCGTTGGTAGCACTGTCTTTTGTGAGCTTTGGCGCTGGCGGCGCTTTCGCTGGCTTTGCGGCAGGAAAGGGCTTTGCCTTGGGTAGTGGCATTTTGTTCAACTTGGGCTTCGGCTTGGTATTAACTGGTGTTGCTTCTTTGCTCACGCCTCAGCAGCAACTTGCCACTCCTTCAGACTCAGAGCGTAAAGATAGCTTCTTGTTTGATCGAACCACGGAACTTACCACCCAAGGTCAGCCCATTCCATTGCTTTATGGCCGTTTCCTTGCGGCTTCTCCATTGGTTATTTCGTCTGCAATCAGCACTCAACAGGTGCCCGTGTAATGCAAGAATTCATTCGCGATAAGGAAGGCGGATGGACCGCTTACATTACTGGTGCTGGAGGCGGCGGCGGCGGCAAGGGGAAAAGTGGTGAAGCAAGGCGTCCAGAGGAAGATCCAGAATCCCTTAGAAGTCGTTCAGAAGCGACTGTCGTAGGCATTTTCTGTGAAGGAGAAGTGGAGGGTTTTGAGGATGGCGTGGATCCCCTCACCCGCATCTACCTGGACAATGTGCCCATCAAAAACATTGATGGCAGCTTTAACTATGGTGTGAATACTTTCTTTACGGGAAGTCCCGGAAGCGCCAATGGCAAAGGAGGGTTGCAGCCCGAAATCGCCGCATCCATTCCATCGCTTAACCGAACCAGCGCTACTGGCGCTGTCAACTCTTTAGTGGTCGATTATCGAACTGGCACGCAAAATCAAGACTCCATGCCTGGTTTTGATGATGTGCGCATAGAACAGCCAGTGGGCGTGAAATTAATTAGAACAGTTGGGCCAGTTGTTAGAACAACAGTAAGTGATTTGCTTGATAAAATTCGCATCAGAATTGGCATTGGAGCGCTTTTTTATATTGACAAGGAAAGTGGTGATGTGAAGGGGCGTTCTGTCACCTTTAATGTCAAAATTCGCCCCGATGGTGGTTCCAACTTTGTTAACGAAGATAAAACTATTACAGGCAAAAGCAGGGGACCAGTTGATTTTGAGTATGAATATGACCTTCAGGGTAACGGTCCATGGGTGGTGACAGTAGAGCGTGTTACGGAAGATCCGACCTCCACTGCTATCAGTGATGATTTGTTTTTTAAGGCAATCGTTGGCATCTATACACGCTCCTTTCGCTATCCAAATACGGCATTATTAGGCATCAAAATTGGCGCGGAAAATTTCACTGCGGTGCCTCAAGTTAGCGCAGATATGCTGGGTATCAAGATCAAAGTGCCCACCAACTACGATCCAATTCTGCGGACTTACAGCGGCATTTGGGACGGCACTTTTAAGACAGTTTGGAGCAACAATCCAGCTTGGGTGTTCTATGACTTGCTCACAAACAAGCGCTATGGGGCGGGAGAGTTTATTGACGAAGCCCAAGTGGATAGATATAGCCTCTATCCCATTGCCCAATATTGCGATGAACTCGTACCAGACGGCAAAGGTGGCTTAGAGCCGCGCATGGTTTTCAACGCTTACATCACGGACAGGGCTGGTGCTTATGAAGTGCTTAATGCAATGGCAGCGGCTTTCCGAGGCATGCTGTATTTCAGTGAAGGCACAATTGTTGCCATCCAAGACAAGCCAAAGCAAATTAGCAAAATCTTTTCTCCTGCCAATGTCATCCAGCAAACTGATGACAGCGGAGAAATGAGCGAGCCGCCTTTTTCTTACGAAGGCACAGCAAGAAAAGCCAGGAAGACAGTGGCGCTGGTTTCATGGAATGACGCCTCTGATAACTACAAAGCCAAGGTTGAATACGTTGAGGACAGGGAAGGCATTGATCGCTATGGCTACAGGGAAACAGAAATCAGAGCTTTCGGTACGACAAGCCAAGGACAGGCTCAAAGGATTGGAAGGTGGACGCTACTGAGCGATCAACTAGAAACGGAAATCATCACTTTCAAAACGGCCACCGAAGGCTTCTTCGTACTACCAGGAGAAGTTATTGGCATTGCTGATCCAGCAAAAGGAGGCAAGCGCTTTGGAGGCAGAATCCTTGGCGCCACTACTACTTCTCTTTCCATTGATTCTTCTTTTATCATTGCCTCTGGTAATTCGTACCAGGCCAGTGTGATGCTGCCCAATGGCGTTGCCCAGACGCGCACTGTCACCAATGCTGCAGGGGCCACAGACACGCTGACGGTCTCTCCAGCCTTGTCTGACACGCCTTTGGTGGGTGCTCCGTGGGTGTTGCAAGAAAATAACGATGGAGTAAGGACATTTAGGGTGGTGTCGGTAACAGAGGACGATGGGGTGGTAACGGTATTAGGTGCTTTGTACGACGAAAGCAAATTCATTCTTGCCGACACAAGTACGATCTTGGGCCTCACTCGCACTTCCATTGCTGGCCCTCAAGTGGTGCCAGCAGTTGCCGAAGGCAGCATTATCCTAGAGGTGCCCATCTAATGGCTTACAACGAAGCAAGGTGGAACTTTCCGCAGTATTCCGCCTATTCCATTCTCAATGCAGCAGTGAATCCAGCAGTCTGCTGGAACCCTCCGCAGAATAATCCTTTCATTGCATCGTTTGAAGTGGATTTTTTGGACACGGCAGATAATCAATGGATCAGGATTGGTACAACGGCAGCCAATTACATCCGGTTCCCTTCAGACGTTTATGTGACCAATAGTTCATATAGAATTAGAATTGCTACCATTGGCATTAACGGTAGACGCTCGCCATACGCTTACAGCACTGTGGTGTTAGCTAGTCCGTTGGTGTTTGACTTTACCGCCAGTCAAGACGTGCGCTTTTCGGACGGTACAATTGTTCCAAACCAGCGCTTCCTTTTCCTGATCCTTTGATATGGCAAATCTTTACGGGCTTGATGCCATTGGCAATGCCGCCTATGTGAAAGCCACTGGCGCTGGAAGCAATTCCGATCCTTACGTGGTGCAGAATGATTTGTTCAACGCTGCCCTGAAGAGCGCTCAAATCACTAATTCCGCTAGTGCTGATGTAATTGCCGCAGTGGCCAGCAATAAATTGCGCGTCCTTGCCATGACTATCACAGCATCGGCAGCTTGCACTGTCAAGCTGCAAAGTGGAGGAACCACCGACAGAACGCCTCCTTTCCATATTGCTGCAAATGGCAATATCACTCTTTCCAATCCATTGGGTCTTTTTGAAAGCGTTAGCGGGGAAAAAATCAATGCAGTATTGACTGGTGCTGCCACTTATTCAGTATTCCTTTCCTATCGGGAAGTGGCAGCATGAGCACATTTGTTGCTACGAGTTTGGCGCCACAAATTGACTTGCGCCTGTTGCGTAGGGATTATTTTGATGGCGTTAGCTTCCTTTTGCAAGATGAAGATGGCGAACCGTTTGACTTAGCAGACGTGCAAGTGTGCGCGGCTGTGTGGAAAAAGACAGGCGAAACTACTGCAAGCTTAGTAACTTCCTTCAACATTGAAGAGCAAGAACCATTGCGGAATGGCCAAGTGAGGCTTTGGCTTACTTCCGCACAAACATCGTTGATTTGGGATGCCGCTGCAAATAGTGGCCCCGCCAATATTAGTCAAGCGTTTTTTCCGTCCGCTTATACCGCCGAAAACTCTAGCGATTCCTTGACTGCTTCGCCATTGACATGGGACATTCGCATTGAAAAGCGGGAGTACGTGGCCAATTTGATTAGTGTCAGTAGCGGTGTTTTCATTGCGCAAACAAATCATGGCCTTGGCGCCACTGAAAGAACTGTTTTTAGTGGCACCACTACGAGTGGCATTAATTACGATGGCACAAGCGCTCGTATTTACAGCAACTTAACCAATATTACCTACGCTTCTCCTTATTCTTTTACCATTGCTTCTCTTTCTGGCGTTACCAACGCCGCCCTGGGGGGCAGTGTTTATAGACTAAGGCAAGATACTGTGGCCGCTGGTAGCGTTTTTGTTGGCACCACTTTCTCCAATTGTTTTCCCTGAGGAACTATGGCTGAGTTAAAAGAAGGCGTAGCAGTTGTCACGGTAGGACGCACTGCTCCAATTCCCCCTGGGCAACAAACAATGGCAACGAGTTTGCCTGTGGTGATTGCTAGTGATCAAACGCCCGTTCCAGTGGAAGTGGCAAACCAGCAAATCAGCGAAGTTAGCTTGAGTTTGCTTGGCGTACCTCGTGCTGAAGTGGCGCTTGGCATCTTTGCTGATGTCACTACTTACGACATCAACCCAAACGAATGGGCAAGTGAAGGCGGTGGTGCCACCACTCATATTCCCAATGAAAGCGCAGCCAAAGTAACTCTTGGTAGCGCCAATACCAATAACTACCAGATCTTAAGCAGTAGGCGTTTCTTTCGTTATCAACCAGGGCGAGTGAGTGCAGCCACGTTTGGCGTGAGAAGCACAACTTCCAATGATTCTACCGACATCAAAAAATTTGGTGCTTTCGATAAGCGCGATGGTTATTACATTGAAGTGCAGGGTGGCGGACAAACGGATTCTGCCAGTAAAGAATTTAATTGTTACTGCGTAAGGCGCACCAGTGCCTTTGAAAGCAACGAGGCTGGCATTCGCACTCCCAATGCTTTAGACGGCGACATTGGCACGGCTGGCACTGATTTAGTAATCGTTCGCGCTGGTCTTACTTATATCCATGCAGGTCTTTTTGATCGAAGTGTTCGCGGGGCTGGTGGAGTTAACATTGGCAGCATTGCCTCTTCAGACGGCACCAC